AGTCGTCGAACTCTGCTCTTGTCCACCCGTGTGATTTGAGTTTAGATTCGAAGGTGTTACTATATGCTTGCTTAGTTATATAAGATGTCCACCTTTCGTTTCCTACCTGATCGCCGTATTTTTTGATTAGGTTTAATTTTGTAACAGCGGTTTTTTTGCTAATTCATCGTCGACTAGTTTTGCTTCAGGGTAGATAACTTTATATTCTCTTCCTGAAGCAAACCGTCCTGTACAGTTATATTTAAAGTGGGTCCACTGCAATCTACTTGCTTCAAATCCACATTCTAGACATTTTGGCATATTATTCCTTTACTTACGGTGCTTGCTCCATAGCATTTATCAGGTATGATGAATATTAAGTGTTATTATAATATCGCCTTCATCAATTTCCTGAGGCTTAACTTCTATTAATTCACCGTTGCGTTCGACCATTACTGAATGATCTTCGGTTACTGTAACTATATTGCCGTCTGAATCCTCAATTTCGTATAAGTCCTTGGAGACTTTGTGGCGATACACATAATTAATATGACCCATATATGGTTCGTTGCGTTCTCTATCGTATGACATTACCATTACATTGTCGTCGTGCGCGTATTCCTTGTCTCCATTTTTAGTTTTAATTTCCAGTCTATTGAATAAGCTTTCGATGGTCATATCCCCTAGTGAAGTCTCAATTACCGAATCTGCTATACAGGAATCAGTATCACCGTAGATAACTGATTTGCCTACGTGATCATATTCACCTGTTATAGTCTTGTTAGCTTCGGCACTCATATGCTTAACAATCTGTCTACCAGTTAGTGTGGTACTTTGTCCGATACGCTTATCGAAGAATCTACAGCCAGGGTTAAGAATAGCACCATACAAACTGTTCAAGTTAATCTTCTTAACCAACTGTCGCTTGTCCCAGAACGCAATCTCTGCTTCGTTGCCAGCAGCCTTGGCCTTCTTCAACATCTTTTGTAGATCTTTACGTTCACTGTACCAACGCTTTAGAATACCTGGAATAACGCCTTCAAACTCTGTAGTAAAGATTGTACCGTTGGCACTGAGCATCCAAGGCATGTGGCTGTCAAAGATCAGTTTGTGAATCTCAGCACCACTGAGCACATCACTACGTCCATCTTCCCAATCGATTGTAAGTGCAATGTCTTTACGCTGAGCCATCACATATTCATATTCTTCAGTGCCAAATCTACCTTCCCACGATCCTGCAAATGATTTCTTCTTCAGTGTCATGTCTTCGTGAACACGGGCATCTGAAATGTCAAATCGAATCTGTCCTACGATAGTTTCCGGTGCCATATTCAACGCACGAATTACTGCTGGATACAAGCTGTTCAAGTCCATTGAACCAATCCACTTGTGCAGACCTTTCTTGGGATATGCAACATACGCACCAGCAGCCTGTGTATTCTCGTCATCACGCTTTGGCCGATTTGGAACCTGTAATCCTCTGTGATGTGCTTCGTTGATAATTGCCTGTTCTGTCACAGCCACAGCGCCCATAGTGGTCTGTAGCAGCACTGTGTTGGCGTGAGCCAGTTCGTTACTCAAGTCAATGAAGCGTAACTTCTTGTCCAGCTTATCCAGCAGCGCAACGTCTTGTCTGTTGTATTCAACAAACTTCTCAAAGTCGTTGTTATACAGTTGATCCAGTGTGCCTTCGTAAACTGTTTTGTTCTCGCCAATTTCTATTTCGCCGATAGCATCAAGTCTGTAGCTGTGACGTTCTTCATAGGTGTACTTGCGATACAGGTTAAGATAGTCCATGTGTACTATCCCAATAGTGTCATAAGTTTCACTCATCTTGCCGTATTTTTCGTATTCACGCTTTTTAGGAAGTTGTCCCCACAAGCAGAAACGTCTCGTATCGTCTGTGCTGAGTACACGCTTGATACGATTCACAGTGTAGGGAACGTCATAGCCTTCACTGTTCCATCCACTGTGAATGTCAGCATCTTCAATCAAATCAAGGAATGTTTGCAGCATCCGCTTTTCGCCACTGCCTTCCCGATCATTTGTAAACAGTATACAACTGTCTCCCCAACGTTGATTACACAGGGCCTGCGCTTCATCAAAGTCCATACCTTTGGGAGGAATAGCAAGTGTGATCAGCGCATCTAACCATTGTAGATGTACCGTGATAGCAGTGATGGGCATAAACGGATCATCCGTAGGAGCAAAGCCTCGCTCTGGATCAAAGTCAGTCTCAATGTCCCAAAATACTACATTCAGTTTAGGAGCATCTTGATTGAGATAGTTTTCGCTTAGACACTGGAAGATTGGGTTGATGTCCGATTCGAAAAGATCCTTGCCTCGATTAATAGCAATTCTTTTCTAAAGTCTTTGGTGTTTTTACACACTACACGAGTTAGAGGATCACCATATACACTCTTGTACTTGCCTTTGGGATCTTTATAATAAAAAGTATATTTACTGGATATTCTTGGAATGTTCTCTTTCCGTCACGTCTTTCGACAACACGGATAATATCACTATCTCGATCAAATATCGCGTCGACATATGGCATCTATTTCTCCTCGCAGTTTATGGCCTGCACACCTTTATACCTGCTCGTAAAGTGAGCGACTCTTACACTAGTAAACCTATGATGTATATTATAGTTAGCCCCGAGTTTAGGACTATCAAACTTTTTTCTCGCCACAGTATGCCTATCAATACCCATAAACCGTTTGACACAATAAACGCAAATATGTAATACGGATAGATATTTAGAGCAGCAAGTGTTGCTGCTATGAGCAGACACACTGTACTGATCCAAGCCAGCCATTGATAAGGTTTGTTCATTTTTTATACTTCAACATATACATTGTGATTTTAGGATCATCTACTACTAATAGATCTGTGGGATATTTTCTATCAGGAACACGCCTGCCTATAGCCACAACATTGATCATTTTGGGATTGATTTTTGTAACGGTGGCTATTTTAAGACTGTTGTATGCTGGGTAGACAACAGTGTCGTCTACCCTAATAGTATTTCCTAAAATATCTTTATGAACTACTTCATTCATCTGCATCGTAGCCAAGCGTAGCAATCAGCGTTTCTAAGTCTTCATGTGCATCTGCATGAGCATTCCAGTCACGATTTTTAGCAATCTTAATTGCTTTATTAATAAGACTTGGTTTAATATTAAGTTCTTCTGCAACTGCTTTTACAGTATCTTTAAGACCTGCGTTGAGATCTTCAACTTCTTGTAGTACTGTTACGCCTTCTTTTACAAGACGTTCAAGTTTGGCCTTTTCCTCGGCACCGTAGGTCCGATCACTCATACTATCCTCCATTTATATAATACTAACTATATGATATTATTGGATAAATGTCAAGTGGAAAATACCTTACGATTGTCAAAAGCTCGTGCCCAACCGAAAAATTGTGCTTTGAAATCTGAATGGTCATCTGAACTGAGATTTTCCCATTGGTGCTTACACTTTGTCAAATCAACTACACCTTGATACCAGTCTGTAGTTTCGATGATAGTTTCTAAACGCTGTTTAGCATCGTTGGCTTCGTCTACGTTGTCGAAGTCTTGTTCGATGTGTATCACTTCCGTCGCGATGCCGTGGTCGATATAATCTAGACTAAAGTCGATGCCCCACTTAGGACGGATGCCCAACAGTTTGTTTAGAATAGGACGTTGTTGTTCTACACGTTCTACCTGTGCTCTAGCATCACCTGCTAGTGCATAACGTGTTAACAGCATACAGTGATCTAATATTAAAAATCGTTCTGAGTATTCTGCGTCAACATACCATTCTTGTACTGGAGCAACGTGATACTGTATTTGGTTGTTAAGTTCTATACCCGCAGCCTCGTAAAACATACGTTCCAGCACTGTGGGAACTTCGTAGCCGTCCTTGTCAAAATGATCCAGTCGAAGATTTTCTAACTTTAGATTATCGATGGTATTGGTCAAATAGGGATTAGTATCAAATTTAGGTTCTAGATTTACTAGTTTCATTTTTTCTCCGCTAGTTTTGCGTAGAGCATGTCCTTGATTGATTCGTTTTTCTTTGCAGGATTTCTATTTTTTAAATCCTGAGATTCTGCTTGTGCTTCTGATCTTTTTAGCAACTGCATTACTCGTTGAGTAGATTGTGGATCCATTGCCATTAGTTTAACAAACGCATCTGACATTGCTGCCTGATGCATTCGGTTCAGCGGCTGTCCCTGCTTAACTCTCAGCACTGCTTGATTGAATGTGTTAGGATCGCTTACACCTAGTTGTTTACCTAGTTGTGCTCCAGTTACGCTACCTTTTACCTTTTGTGCTTGTGGTTTATTGGCATTTGGTTTTTCCTTGAGGATTAGTAAGTTTGTTTACTACTTTTCCAGCAGTTCTTTCAGCAGCATCTGGACCTAGAGCACCGCCAGGTTGTCCTGACTGGAACCCTTTAGCAAATCCATCAAGCGGTCCTTCATCTATGTCTTCTTCGCCTACCAGTTTGTCTTTGAGAGGATGCTTAGTACGACCCAGCTTTGCTTTTGGCATAGGATCACTTCCACGAGCATAATCACCATGCTTCTGCTTTTCATCTAAACGTATGCCAGCCAGTTTAGCAAAGTCTGCAATGCTGTCTAAATTCAACGGCATGCTGCCCTTTGGTACTTCGACGTTTTCCATAACATAGTCTTTAGTAGGAGCAACAATAGCTTCTCGTTCATTGGCCTGCGCCCTCAGTTTTTCTAAGTCTTCTCTAGCGTCTGTTGGGTCTAATGCGAAAAGTGTCTGCTGTAGTTTGTGCCAATCCATAGTTATATCCTCTTTGCGTCCATTTTGTTTAATACATTATCTATGTACAGTGTAAGTTCAAAATCTAATTGTGTAAGTCCGCCGACATCATGCGTATATACCATTAGTACAACTTCGTTGTAGAAGAATCCTATATCAGCAAAATGATCTAATTTTACCTGCGGTTTTTCGATGGTCATTAAAAAACGCAGCACTTGATTATAGTCGTCGAACGCTACCTTCTTGTATAGATACTTGCCTTTGCGAATTTCCCAATCGGGCGCAAACTTTTTGCGAATCGGTTCAGCCTGTTCTATATCAAGTTTCTTCATATTATTACCTACTGATTTTTAATAAGTTGTAGATAAATTTGATACTCTACCTTCGCCTAGAATCTTTTTTGCTTGACGATCTAGGGTTTCGTTTGTTTTTTCTTAGGTAAGCCTTTGTGCTTAGTGCCTGCGACCTTTTCTAATTCTTTTGTACTCATATTGGCCATATCTGCTGCCGCACCCTTGCCCTTGGGAGTTTTACCTTTGCGCTTGGCTGCTAGTGCAATGCCTGCGGCCTGCTGTTGTGATTTACTAACTGCCTTTTCGGCCAGTTTTTGATGCAGTGTTGACTTGTATGGATCAGTTGATTCTCTAGCAGCCTGTGCCAGTGCCATAGCATCCATTTGGTCGCTTGGTTCGATTTTCTTGTCATATTCTAAACTATGAAATACACTTGACATATAATCGCTGGCTTTGGTAATTTTAGCCTGCTGCCACCCTTCGATGCCTTCTGCTTCACTTACACCTTTGAGCATGTCATGTAGTTTGATAGCGTACTTGGCAATCTTGTAGAGGTCTGCACGTGCCATTTGTACTTCGTGGTCACGCTCTGCCATATCAGCAAGTTCGCCTAAACCTTCTTGAACTTTTTGTTTGTCATTGTTAACTCCGTGGGGGTATATTAGTAGTATTTATGCCTTTTACGTTTAGGTTTCTTTTCTTGCCCCATGATGTTCGTATCCATGTCAAGCGCATTTTTAACTTGTACCGTCAGGATTTTTCTATTTGTCGACTAAGCATTCCGCCTATGGGCATTGCTACTGTGGCCACACCGCCTGCTGAGGTCGTTTCATTAACAATATCATTAATCTTCATTTCTTTTTAGCCCGTCCTGCTTTCATATTAGCCAACCAATGTGCCATACGCTGTTTCTCACCTGAACTATTCTTAGCAGTTTTTCTTAGACTGCTAACACTTGCTTTGGTATTTACGCCACTGCGTTTTGCTAGTCCTTTTCTACCAGGCTTCTTGCCATCCGCAAAGTTTTCTTCTACACCTTGTCTAGTTAGTATAAACGTATCTTCGTTGCCAGTGTCTTCTACATCATAAGCATAACCATTCTGACTAGCAAAGCGTTGTACCATTTTGCGATATAGTCCACTGCGAGTTGTATCCTGACTTCCAAACGCACCTGTGCGAGGTTTAAAGGCACTAAACACAATCTGTTCTGGTTATTTTTGCTACCCATTGTTTAATGTGATTGATAACAGCACCAAAGATTTTATTTTGCGAACCCCCTCCGGTTACTTTTAATTCTCCGCCGCGTGTAAACGAGATATATACTCCGTTGGTAACAGGCTTATAAGTGATTTCTATATATGCGTCATCTACCATAGCAGCATACACTGTTGATCCTTTGGCACCTGGACCTT